TCACCACCAAGGCCGTATCTTGCGTCGGCAGATTGTCGCCGGCCCCTAAATTGACTGTCACGTCGTTAGTGGCGACTGTGGCGTCCATTCCGTAGCGGACGCCGCCGGCCCAATACACGTCGACCACGTCGGCAGTCTCAATACCGTGACCTCCGCTGAGCGTTGCAACACCCGTGTCGTCGTCGGTCCGCGTGCTGAGCGTACCGGCCTGGCCGACGGGCAACGTGGTTTCGACAGCAATCTGTCCATCCGCCGTACGAGTAATCGACGAAGCGATGGCAATCCCGGCGATAGACGTGTTCTTCAGAATAGTAGCCGTAGACATAATTGTTTTTTCCTTTTTGGTTAGGTGATTGCCGAAGTCGTATCAACCACGATCGGTGCGTTGGTCCCGTCGTAGTTGCAATCAAGGCGAATCTCGACACTGTCGCCCAGGGCGCTTGTAACTACGGCCAGCCCAGCAGCGGTCAACTTGACATGCTCTGCCGTTCCATCGGCAACGAACGTACCGCCGGCAGCCCGCTTGCGGAGGTAAATCGTTGTGTTGGCGTGGGTCGCCGCCTTGCCGTCGAGCGGAATCGCAGCCACCGCCAGTGCGGTCTGTTTCGACACCCGGAAGGTAAAGCTCGGTTGGATCGTTTCAATCGAAACGAAAGTCGGGTATGGGTTGGAGTCCGCGCCCTCGGGGACAACCGCGACCTGAAAGTCGATGTTCAGCGATTGCATCTGCCCGATAGAAATGGCACCGATGGTAACCGGGCCCAGTGTGAACCGTTCGTCGTCTGCAAGCATAGGCAGGGCTACAACGTCATTGATTGCCAACGGGTGCGTTGTGCCGTCACTCGACGTGGGAGTCGCCTGATAGCGGAGCACACAATCGCCCTGATGATCGACTGACAGTGATTGCGGAACAACGATCCCGGCCGCTGCGGTAAACGTCCGATGGACGGACGTAGCGTATCGCGTACCGCCTTCCGTGTGTTTGTAGCAGTACAATTCCAGGCCGGTTGCCAGCCCGGCAATGTCCAACCCGGTCAAGCCGATATTGTCCAGACCGGTCACAATCCCATACGTGCCGAATGAGGCCACCGGGTTGCCGGCGCCTAAGGAAATAAAACGCGGATAGACCTCGCCGCTGGTCGGTTCTCGCCGAAGCTCAGGGCCCAGATCAAGGGTCGATTCCGTGATCGCCTTGATTAGTACGTCAACCGTATCGTTCAGATTGACGGCTCCAATCGAATATTTTTCGGTTACGGCCATTTTGGTTTCCTCTCTACTTGATAACCGTGGTAGCAGTGCGCCGGATTGCTTTCAATCGGCGGTCGATTAACTTGTTCAGATAGCGGATAAGTACCTGTGATTCGCGCGCGGAAACCGTGGTCATTTCCTCACGCATATTGATATTGGATTTTCTGCTCAGCCGATTCAATGCGGGAAGGTTCAAGGAGATGCGCACACCGCTTTTGCGGCGCGTGGCATAGGCTTCGATACGTGCCGTCCTAGCCCGGCTGCGGGTTTCGCCAGACCAGACCAGCGGCAGTGTATGCCCCTTGGCTTTTTTCTTCCGCCCGGTGTAGCTCCGCCAAAACGCCTTGCTGGAAACACCGCTCTCCTCACCCTTTCGCGGCGTGTATTCGTATTCCCTCGCCCCTGCCTTGGTAAAATGTTTTTGTGCCATGTGCTTGTGCCACATCTTGCCCACCTTCATCCAGCAATCGCGGACAACCCGATTCCACGCTCGCTGATTCAGGTTGACCGTGCCGGGCACGGCCCCGGTGTATCGAAGTCTGATAGTCACTCGCGGCATGATCTCACCATGCAACCAACAGTTCCGCTTGAATCTCGTCGCCGATCCCTTCCTCATCATCCGGCTTCGCCCGTTGTGGCGGACCAGCCAGACTAATCGACTCGAAATTTAGATACCCGGCCGTCCCGCGACTGTCGCCCAACTCGGTCATAATCGTGGCGTAGGCATCATCAAAATCGATTGCCACTTCGTCTGGATCGGTGGCAATGTCGGTGTCAATATCTTGCACAAGCTGAATGCCAAACTCGCCGCTGTCGCTGATACCATCTTGCGAATCGACCAAGACTGTGTAGTCATTGACGTAGATTACGGCATACGGCCAGAGTGCGGTCAGCTCCGTGCTGGAGTAGCTCTCCGCACCACCGGCCGGCGACGGCAGCGATTCGTAGTAGATGTGTGCCAACGCTTGCGACTGGTTCGCCGCACCGGCCCAAGAACGAAAGGCCGCACTATCAGCAAGCTGTGTGCGGAGGTGTTTGCGCGCCTTGCCGAGACTGCTGGTAGGTTCGGCCACGGTTATCGCCTCCGGTATCCGGCCCGGCTCTTCTCATGCGAAGCGGCAAGGACCAAGGGAACCACAACTGTACTTGCGGTTTCCACGATGCCTTCCTCCACGTCGTATACAAGCCCGTCCACTGTCATCTGGTCGCGAAGCACCGGCGACACAACACCGCCAAACGACCCGTCAGCCGCGCGGGTTATGATCACTGTCAGGTGTTTGTAAACCCGCTCACCGTCGTCAGTCTCAACCAGATCGGTTCGGCGGGCCGTTACAATGCCAGTCAACGTCACATTGCCGCTACCACTCGACGGTGTATAGGTAAGGCTGGCCGTGCCGAGTTGATCGAACAACACCGGCACGGCCGCCTCGGCGAAAATGGCATCGAAGGTACTCACGATCGCACTGGCCTACGTGGTCACGTTGTCGAACAACTGGGCCGCCTCGGTGTAGAGAATCAACTCGTCCACGTCGTGACGCACACGGATGATGTCAGACCGCACCGTTTCATCACGATAAGATTCGGGCGTCCCGCCGGGCTGCGAACCATCCTCCGACCAGTGCATCGTGCGGCCGATGCACGGCTGGCGGATGTCGTTGTTGGTCGCAATGCAGGCGACCATCGCGTATTCATCCGACCAGATATTGGCCAGTGAAGCCGTCAAACCTTCGTCGGCGGTGTTTTTCACGCTACCGGCCACCAAGATGTACGGCAGGTCGAACACGGCGGAAAGCATCTGGACCGTTACATCAGATGCCTTTGACGGATCGCCTGCTCCGGCGGATTCGATTCGGGAAATCACTTGGGCAACGCTCCGCAGATTACGGAACACCGTTCGGTTGATGATCAGCGCGTTGGGCCACATGCCGGTCCGCGCCCAGACGGCACGTACCGCCGTTTCAACGTCAGTGATCGGCACTGCGTTGGTCGCATCGTCCCACTCATGCGTGATCGAGGTGGTCTGGCTGGTAAACGTGGTTGCATTGAACAGTAACGTCGCCGCGCGGATCTCCGCGTTACGAAGCACCGCGTCGTAGGCCCGTTGGGCCGCGACCTGCTCAGCGTCGAAATAGTCCACGTACATCTTGGCTTCGCGATCGTCCACCGGTTCCTCGGCGCCATGCTCCTCACAGGCATACGTGGCGCTGGTGAATGTGAACTGGCCCCGGGCATAACCAGACCCGGGCGCGCGGATCGTATCACGGGTTTGCAGAAGTTGTTCCAGCGGAATCTTGCCAAAAGTTCCCGCCTGTTTGCCGACTTCGATCGTCGGTAGACAGCGATTGCCGATGAAACCCAGCCGATCCATCGCAAGATCAAACTCCATCATCGACCCGAGTTCGGGTCGCAGAGTGGCAAGGCTACTAGAAGGGCTAGGCATTGTTGTGCCTCCATAAAAAAAGGGGTCGCGCGTCACTCCGCGCGGCCCCCGAAGGCCACAACAGTTCGGGCTGTCTCACCGGGCAGCTATCCCCGGCTCTCACCCTAGTGGCCGCCGTCGTGACGGCGACCCGGTTTCAGATTGTCACAGTTTCGATTGTTACGTCGCGGCGGTATCGCCGTGAGCGTTGTAGAGCACCTCAACAATGCTCTGGTCAGCCGTCCCGGCGGTGATTGCAATCCCAAGCAGATACGCGGTTGCTTGGGCCGTGTCCTGAACCTCGCCGTCGCTTTCGGTGTAGACCGGTGCGGCGATTGCAAGGGCTTCAGAACAGATCATCTTGTGAGTCCCGGCGGCGGTGCGCAGCTTAACCGAAATCTTGTCGCCAGAAGCCAAGGCTGCTGTCTGCGCGGTGCCAATATCCTTTTCGGCCAGACCGGATTTTGCAATCTTGCCGGTGTTGGCAAGCGTTACCCGGGCATACTTGGGAATTGCTGCGCTGGCCTCGAAGGTTTTGAAACCACTGTCGTCATATTGACAACCCATAATCATACTCCTGTGTTTGGCGGATCACTCTTGCGAGTCGATCCGCAATTGTAGTTGCTACGCCGATTGACGCTGGGCGTTGTAGACCTTTAGGTACGCCTGGTGTAGCTCGTGGTTTTCATGCACGACGGCCGCCGTAGCCCGCTGCCGCGTCATGCCTTGCTTCATTTTTTCAGCCACCGCTTCCTTGAATGCGGCAATCGGGTCGCCGTCATCCTCAGCAGCGTCCACATTGGCCGTGCCGAGCGGTTCAACACCGGGCGTGTCGGCTTTCGCCTCAGCCGCCTTCGTCTTTTCCTCAGCCGCTTTGAGCCGGGCGCTTTGCTCTTCGTCCCAAGCCGTTCGGGCTTGGTCGATCGTCGCCTTCTTTTCCATCTGAGCGCAGATGAAATCGTTGTCCGCATTCGGCAGGACAATTTTCAGGTCCTCAAACGATGCGGCTACCGGAGCCGGTGGGGCTGGCGAAACAGCCGCTACCACCGGGGGTGTGCTCTCTTCACTCATTTCTTGAGTCCTCGTACTAACAGAAATAGGTTTTGCCAACTGCCCTCGCAGTTGATCTATTGTTTCGTCCAGTGATTGGATTTCGTCAATCAATCCAAATCCCAGGGCGTCACTCGCCACGTGAATCTTCCCGTCCGCCAACGCATTGATCTTCTCTGCCGAGAAGCCACGGCCACGGGCAATGCCGGCCGAAAACTCGACTTGTATCTTGTCGACGCGCTCTTGCCAGTAGGCTTTTTGATCGTCCGTGATTTCGGTCCCCTCGAAACCCACGCCCTTGTATGCACCGGCCCGGATCACAACGGGCTTGATGCCTTGCATTGCAGCCGCCGCCGACAGATCGTACATCGCCAAGAATGTCCCAATGGAACCGACCATCGCGGTTTTGTCGTTGGCAATCACCTTACCGGCCTGCGATGCCACCCAGTAGGCAGCCGATGCCGCAAGATCCTCGACGAACGCCACAACGGGTTTCTTTTCGTTCGCCCGGGCCACTTCGCGGGCCAGGTCGGCTGTGCCGGCCACGGTGCCCCCGGGTGAATCGATCCGAAGCACAATTGCCGCAATGTCCGCATCGCCTGCCGCCTGGCGTACTGCTTGGCGAATCAAGACCGTTGATCCGGCCGTCGATAAGCTACTGCCGGCCTTGGTCATTGTGCCTTGAATGTCAATGATACCGATCGTGCCTGAAGACTTGGCAGACTTTCGCGTTGTGGTTGCCGCTGTTTGTGCCCTGTTTTCCATGACGTGTGCCAACAGGTCCATCCCGGCGACACGATCAAACAACGCCAGAAACCGGCTCTCCTCGACGGCCCAGAGACCCATGTATTGGTCCAGGTTGGCCCCGAGGGCAAGGATCGGATTCACGTCAATGGTTGCGGTCATGACGTTGCTCCTTCGTTTGCACCCGCGTCGATCCGGACTTGCACGCCGTCCGGGGTCGGTAGGCTGGCCACTTCTCGCCAGGTGACGGCCAGGTCGTCAAAATCTGCATTCAGCGCGTCCGCCGTCTGCTTTGCCTTGCGAATCAAAACAGCGTTGTCTTCGACAATCTCGGTGGAAAGGTCACCCCAGTCCATGCCCCGCTCGGCGGCCCGACGGCGCTGGCTTATCATCGCGTTACGCAGCCGCAACAGGTCGGCCGATGCGTCCTTTAGCGGCTCGATGTAGGCCCAGGTCGGCGGGTTCCACTTGTGCCCCAACAGGTCCACGCCCTCTTGCCGGCCTATCGCTTCGAGCACCGGGTCGGCAGCAATCCACTGGCGCACCTTCCATTGATAAATCGGTTGATGAAAGCTCGCCACAAGCCACTTCTGAAAACTCTTGAACCCCAAGCGGGCCTGGTCAATTGCACCACGCCAACCGCTGAAATTCGTTTCGCTCGGGTCCAACAAAAATACAGCCAGAGGCAAGCCGAGGTTGTTGGCAACAATGGTCAGAATCAGTTTGGCGTGACTGAAAAACTCCGGGTTCGGAATGTTCGGCGTGAAGCCGTGGAGCTTCTCGCCCGGTCGGCCGAAGATTTCCATTCCCGGCGCGACACCTTCGATCGTCCGCGTCGATCCGTCGCCTAAGATTTCCGTCTCACGCTCGCCGATCTGACCCGGCGCCGAAAAGCCAGCACTCTCCCCCATTTCCCGGAAGATCGTAAACACGGATCCATGTTGCGCCTTGACCAGCATCGCGAAAAATAGATCATCACCCATCGCCATCGTGTCGATCGATGGGGCGAAGGCAGTAAACCCGCGCGTCTGGCTTACCCGATCCGGTCGATAAATGTGCAATACCTGCTTGCGGCCACTGACGTCCCGGGCCGGGTACTGCTTCATATCGGCGACCTTGGCAATCATTTTCAGCGGGTCAATGTCATCCTTCGACAGCCAGTATTCCTTCGGCTTGCGGTCCTGGTCCAACAACACCCCGTGGATCACGTTGCGCGTCGTATTGCGTGGCGTCCGCATTCGATGTGCTTCGACCAGGCCGACCTGCCCGTTTTTCTGGGGCAACACGATGATGTCGCCGTCCACAATCACGTGCTGCAAGATAAGCCGCTCTTGATCGTGAAACGTGAATCGGCCCGACACATCGGCCGCGCTGGCATCGCCGGACCAATCAGCCCAGCGTTGCGTCAGCATCACATCGGCCTTGTCGCTGCCGGTCCGCGCGTCCAAGCTGAATCCGGTTTGCACCACGTTGTCGATCAACCGCCGGACGCCCTGGGCCACAAGGCAGTTGTTCCGAAAATAGTCCCGGGCAGTTTCCATCGCCCGGAAAAAATCGCCCTCGGATCGATAGTGATAGTCCGCCCCGGAACCCGAGAAGTTGACGCCACGCGGCGTGCGACGGTATCGCGACCGCTTCGACGCGCTGTAGTCTGCGCGCATCGAATCGAAGACCTCGGAGGTCGATCGGCCGTCAATCTCGGCGTTGCGCCGTCGCATGAGTGCTACTCTCGAAAGTCCGCGAATGAGGCAAACCGGGCCCCAGTCCCACTGTCACCCAGGGCCACCGGGTCAGTCGCCAGCCATTGCTGGGCCGCTTTCAACTCCTCGCGGATCATCGTGGGGTCCAGCTCAACCTCTTCAGCACCTCTGCCGCCGTGCGAGGCCCGCTTGGGAACCCGGCGAAGCAAGATGCGGCAGGCCGTGATAAACGTCCGCGCCATGGCCGCCGAACCGTCCTCGGCGTACCCGGCGTTGTCGTCGTAGGCGGCCTGAACCTCGACTAGCGTGCTGGTACTTGAAAGCGTTGCCATACCTTCAATATGCGGGTTGGCAACGCCAATGGAAGAGATAAGCAGGCCGTCCTAGACCGGACGGGCAGGATTACAAGGGAAAAGGCTATAGATCGACCTCAAACAGCCCCAGCCGCCCGCGACAGGTGATCGGCACCGTCAGCGCTTGAGGGCTACCGAGAATCCAACAAAAGGGCCCCGTGGCGAACGGATCATCGGCAAGGTCGTGGGTATCGAGTAGCATCGGACAATCCGGGACGCGCACCACGCCAAGCAAGTCGACCGTGCCGAGAATCGCACCGCGTGGCAGGTCGTCCGGCACGTCGATCCCCAGCTCAGCCAAGAGCCGATAGCCCTCGGGGTCCTCTTGCAGTCCGGCATGGATCGCCAACGGGCCCCGGTAGTCGGTCGTCCATGTGCGATTCTCCACCCGTTTGTGGCCGGCGAGAATCGCCCAGGCCCAGGGCTGTTTGATCGATAGGGCTTGCATTGGTCTCATTGCTCCCGTTTACGTGTTAGGCTTGCTGTGCGTTGCTGTGTGCTACTTGGCGGTCTGCTGAGTATGATTTTAGCCCCAGGCACTCGGAGCCCCCAGGAGCACTCCTAGAGGTTCCTCGCGCTAGAATGGAGTCTCGTCAAAACAGGCGGTGTGCGCACTCCCCGTGGTCTTCTGTGCCAACTCAACCAGGTCCATCGCCAGACGATAGAGCCGCTCCGAGCCGGGCATTTTGTCGTAAGGCGACAAGAAAAACTCAAACAGGTCTTCCGTTCCAAACGCGGCCCGGGCAATTGTGGTCTTGCCGGAACCGCTGGGCCCGATAATCGCACCGATCTGCCAATCCTCGCTTGTGTCGGGCACCTCGGCAGCAAACTCCTCCGATAGCTTCCCTTTCAAGACAATATCAAACATACCGACAACCTGCTCGACACGAAACGAGCGATTGACGGCAGTCTCGACTTTTTGCTCAATGATGGGCATAGCTCGTCTCAGGTGGTCAATAACCGGCAAACGAAACCCTCTTTTGTCAGTCGCTCAAAAAGCGTTTTTTGCTCATCCTCGTCCTTGCACACGGCAATCAGCTCAAAGGTATCGGGCACTATCTGCGCGGGCTCGGGCTTACCGCTTGCGGGCACAACACAAAGCGATTCCAACTGCAAGGCGGCAAACAGGTCCGCCTGTTCGTTCTCCATGTCCAGTTCCAGCAGTTGGGCCGCCAGTGTTTCGTTGTCC